CGCGCCGCCGGCTGCTGGAGCTGGCCGAGATGAAGGGCGCTCCGGTGACCGCCGGCAAGGACGGCGCGGTGGTCATGGATCCGGAGTCCGGCGCGGTGGTGCGTGACTACGCGCTTCGGTTGAAGGCGCTGGAGCTGATGATGAGGGCTGATGATCAACTCGCGAAGCGGATGGGTCTGGACTCTCCGACCAAGGTCGAAAGCGCGGCGACGGTCCGGTATGAGATCGGTGGTCTCAACGACGCGAATCTGACGTAGGCTGGTCGCGCGCCGAACACGCATAGATGCGCCCCTGCGGACTTCCCCTCCGCAGGGGCGCATCGCTGTCTGGTCAGGGGTGCGCGGCCAGCTCGCGCGCCTCGATGGCCTCGATCGTGTCGCCAGCCAGCAAGGCGCACGCCGCTTCGCTGGGCAGGAAGCCCATGTTCGCCCACCTGGCCGCCTCGATCCCGGTCAGTCCCATGGCGAACCAGGCGGTACGGATGGGCAGCGTGTCCAACTGCTTGGCGCTGGTGGAGTAGTGCTGGCAGAACATCGGCCAGGTCTGCGTGTGGGTCATGCGCTCGTTCCTTTCATGATCTGCTTGCGTCGTTTTTTCAGGGATCGATAGAGAGTGGTGCTCTTCATCCACCCGGCTGGATTGAGGCGCGCGCGGTACTCACTCCATTCCAGGGAATCGAGCACTTCAATGGGTGCATTTGAGTAGCAGGCGAACGACCAGGCGCTGCTGTGGTAGTGCGCCGCGTGTGCCCGCGCTTCCCGCAGGAGCATGGCCAGGCAGTTGTTCACGTGGTCGTATCCCATGCCGGAGATCGGCAGGTAGTTCCCTTGTGCATCGATCCAGTACTTGCCCTGATCGAATGCGCCGGTATAGGTGCGTGGCCCGTCGTCAGGTGGGGGTGGTGGGAACAGCGAACTCATGCTGTTCACTCTACTCTTGTATCGTCAAGATCTCAACGAGTATGGTAGGGTGAATTCATGACAAGCAGAGACGACCACATCCAAGCAGCAGGGTTCGCTGGCATCGCGATCGAGGAATTCCAGCAGGCTCTGCTGGCCGCGCGCGCCGGCGCGGGAGAGCAGGCGGCGGCAGCCGTGCATAACGCTCTCGGTGATGGCGGGGACGGACCGGAGAGCGCGCGCAACGCCCAGGCGTTCTTGGCCGGCGCGTTCGAGCGCCTGGACGAGGTGACCGGGATCCTGGAAGCGTGCAAGGCGGAGATGACGCGCTACTCCGGCGGTTTCTAGTGGCGGCCAGCGCTCGCGAAGCGCACCGCGTGGCGGCCAGCGCAGCGATCTTCGCACTGGAGGATCTGGCCGCCGCGATCCGTGAGCTTCGCGAGCGTCTTGGCTCGCAGGCGCTGGCCTGTGTCGGTGACGCGGTGGGTGCGACGCCGACGACGATCCACGGGTTGTACGCTCAGCGCTTCCTGGCCGAGACGCTTAACCGCCTCACCGAATCAGCGGAGATCGCTGGTCACGCAATGGATGAGATGCGGGAGTATCGAGGGCAGATCTAGTCCAGGTCGCAGGCTGATCCGTCGTGGGTATGTACCCACCAGCCACCGATGCGCTTGTCCCGCACGCGGAAGGTGAACCTGTCGTCGAATGCTGGGTGCGTGTCGCACACGCCCGCCTCCACGTCGTGGAGGGTGAGGCGCTCTTCGGCGACGGGTGCCGGCCCGGGCGCGGCGGCGGCCAGGCGCACCTCGGTGGCGTAGCGGATCCACACGTCCGCGCGCAGGTACTGTGACCCGCTCATCGCGCTTTGCGCCGCCTCCATAGCCTGCTCCCACGTTCGCATCCTGACAGCATATCAACGATGTATCCTCGCGGCATGACGCAGGAAGTGATCACCAAGCGGGTCCAGCTTCGGGGCGCGGCACGCGCGGTGATGGCGTGCCGCGACCCTGAAGTCTTGCTCGCTGGTCCAGCCGGTACCGGCAAGTCGTTCGCGGTGCTGTACAAGATCCATCTGATGTGCCTGAAGAACCCGGGCATGCGCGCGCTGATCGCGCGCAAGACGCACAAGTCACTGACCAGTACGGGGCTGGTCACGTTCCGCGAGCAGGTGGCGGTGGAGGCGATCAGCGCCGGCCTGCTGAAGTGGTACGGCGGAAGCGCGGAGCGGCCAGCGCAGTACACCTACGCCAACGGGTCCGTGATCGTGGTGGGTGGCATGGATCAGCCGGACAAGATCATGTCCTCGGAGTACGACGTGATCTTCATCCAAGAGGCCACCGACTGCACCCTGGACGACTGGGAGAAGGCCAACTCCCGCCTGCGCAATGGCCGCGTGTCGTTCCAGCAACTGATCGCGGACTGCAACCCGCAGGCCCCATCGCACTGGCTGAAGCGTCGCTGCGACGCCGGGCACACCACGATGCTGTACTCACACCACGAGGACAACCCGCGCCTGTTCGATGAGGCCGGCCAGCTCACCGAGTACGGGCGCGCCTATATCGCACGCCTGGACGCGCTCACCGGCGCGCGGCTCCAGCGCCTGCGCTACGGCAAGTGGCACTCGTCCGAGGGCATGATCTACGAGTGGAACCCTGAGGTTCACCTCGTGCGCCGCGAGGACTTCGCCACCACCGTGCGCCCCGACCGCCTCCCGCTGAAGTGGCGCAGGATCTGGACGATCGACTTCGGGTACACCAACCCGTTCGTGTGGCAGCAATGGGCGATCGACGGCGACGGCCGGATGTATCTGGAGCACGAGATCTACCGGACCAAGCGGCTGGTGGAGGACCACGCCAAGGAGATCCTGGACGTCGTGTCGTTCAGGAAGGCGGCCGGCGGCGGGATGAACAACGGGCGGGTGTGGAACTACCCCGAACCCGAGGCGGTCATCTGCGATCACGACGCGGAGGACCGCGCCACTCTGGAACGCCACCTCGGCTTCAGCACCGTGCCAGCCACCAAGACTGTCAGCGACGGGATCCAGGCGTTCCAGAAACGGCTGGAGATCGCAGGTGACGGCCGGCCCCGGATGCTGATCTGCCGTGATGCGCTGACCGAACGCGATCGTGAGCTGGACGAGGCGAGCAAGCCGCTGTGGTTCGGTGACGAGATCGAGGGCTACGTGTGGAAGAACCCCACCAGCGCGCGGCCCACCCTGGTTCCGGATGAGCCGCGCAAAGAAGACGATCACTCAATGGACGCCGCGCGGTACGCGGTGGCGTACCTGGACCTTCAGCCGATGCCGGGGATCAGGTGGCTGGGCTAGAGGGCCGACTGGAAGCCAGCCACCGCATCCTTCACTTCATCGATGTCACGCAGGATTCGCGCCATGCCGGGCGATATGTCCATATCCGCCAGTGCGCGTAGATCAGCGAGCGAGAGCGCGCTCAGGTCGGCCAGGTCGGACTGGAGCTGCGCATGTCGCGCATCGTCGCTGTTCGAGTCCATGCATGTCGTTGTACCCTGCACACATGATCAGGTGGGAAAGGCTCGCGCTGCTGCGCACGCCGGCGCTACTGCTGGCCGCCGTGGCGCTCATCGTGACCGGGGTGTTCCAGCTCAGCACCGCCGCCGGGTTGATCTCGCTGGGTGTCGCGCTGGGCCTGCTGGCCTTCCTGTTCGATGCCACTTCGCCCGTCGGCCAGGCCGACGCCGCGCGCACGCAGGGGGTCTACCGATGAGCGTCTCCGCACCGCAGACCGCCACCGTGACCGCTGTGCCGGCCAGCACCACGTCGGCGGCGCTGCTGGCCGGCGGGTCCCGGCGCGGATGGGTGGTCTCCAACATCAGCGGCCAGATCGCATATCTGCGGTTCGGCTCGGGCGCGGCCAGCGCCACGGACCACACGGTCACGGTGGCGTCCGGCGCGTACTACGAGTCCCCTCAGCCGGCCTATGGCGGCCCCGTCCAGGTGGTGCTGGCCGCCGGCTCCGGCAACGTGCTGGTGACGTCGTGGTAGAGGGCGAGCGCGAACAGTCGGACCCGAAAGACTCAATGCCAGGCATCACCCGTGAAGATGTGATCGCGACGTGGCGACGGCTGACGCGTGGGTATGCGGAGCGCCTTGACGTGCAGCCGTCGCCCCGTACCATGATCAACGCAGCACAGCGCGAGGGGCGTGTGATCGAGTGAGCCGATGGATCGAACCGCTGGAGCGGGCGGTGGAGCGTCTTCAGCTCCCGTCCGCCGCGCGGCGTGAGATCCAGCGGTTCGACGGCTACGACCGCACCCCGGTCCCGCTGGCGCGCCCCATGCCCGGTGGCCGTCAGACGCTCTACGGAGACCGGTCCGGTGCGGAGCTGTATCTGACCTACCTGATGACGTACGGCCAGGACAGCGTGGTCTGGTCGATCGCGTCGCGCCTGGCGGAGAAGGTCGGCTCGGTCCCGTGGAAGCTATGGCAGCGCGCGGCCAGCGGGAAGATCGAAGATCGCAAGCAGGTCACCTCGCACGCGGTGCTGGACCTGCTCGCCAAGCCGAACGACTTCCAGAGCCTGTCGATGCTGATCGAGCAGGCGCAGATCCACTTCGAGCTGGTGGGCGAGAGTGACGTCATCCTCGGGTTCTTCGAGAACGTCGCCTACCCGCTGGACATGTGGGTGCTGCGCCCCGACCGGCTGACCCCGGTCCCGGACATGGATCGCTTCCTGGCCGGGTGGGTCTACACCTCGCCGGACCGGGCGCAGCGCATCCCGCTGGACAACCGTGAGCTGCTGCGCGTGGTGCGCCCGTCGGCCACCGACGCGTACCGGGGGCAGGGCGCGGTGCAGGCGCTGCTGCGCGACCTGGACGCGCAGCGCTTCACGAAGGAATGGCAGGCCGCGTTCTTCGAGAACAGCGCGCGCCCGGGCGGCATCATCAAGATCGATCGTCATCTGAACGATGAGCAGTGGCGGCAGATGAACCAGCGCTGGCGCGAGTCTCACCAGGGTGTCGGCAAGGCGCACCGGGTGGCCATGCTGGAGCATGGCGCGGACTGGGTGGAGACGCAGCTCAGCATGCGCGACATGCAGATGGTGGAGCTGGACAACGCGTCGCGGGACAAGACCCTTACGGCGTTCGGCATGCCGAAGTCGATGTTGGGCATCGTCGAAGACGTCAACCGCGCCAACGCGGAGGCCGGCCAGTACCTCTACTCCAGCGAGATGATCAAGCCTCGGCTGGACCGGTGGCGTTCGACGTTCAACCACAGCCTGCTCCCGCTGTTCGGCACCGGTGTTCGCTCGCTGGAGTTGGACTACGAGGACCCGACACCGGCCAACCATGAGGCAGAGCTTCAGGAGCTGGACGTCAAGGCGCGCGTGGTGGTGACCCTGGTGGGTGCCGGCATGGACGCGTCCAAGGTGCTGGAGATGGTGGAGTGGCCGGACCTCGGCTACGCCAAGCCTGAGCCGGCCGTCGTGCCGATGCCCGTTCCGCCTGGAAAGCGGGACGGGCAGCAGGACGACGGCCGCGATGTTTCACGTGAAACATCGCGGGACGGGGGGCGCGCGGACGCGCGGTTCATCCTGCGCGGCCTGGACACGGGCGCGGACGAATGGGACGAGATCGGCATT